GCAGATGGTGGTAGCGATCCAGATGTATTACCACCAGCAAATTTTGAAGAAAAAATTTGGACTTTTAATGCAGAATTGAATGCAGATAAAATAAAAAATGAAAAAGATAGTGGGTTGAGTAGGGTTGTTGGTATGACAGCACAATCACCCACAACTCTTGGTCAATTTGCTTGGATAATGGCTGTAACTGATTTGTATTTAGGAAAATATATAGCTGGAGTTGATAGACCATTTGATTGGGGATTGGGAGCAACAACAATAAGGCCTGAGCCTACTTTATATAGTAACCACAACGATTACAAAAACTCTATTAACATACATCATAGTAGCATTGATTCAGGTTTAAAACAAGACGACAAAATAAATGGACCTAAATATAGAAATCAACTTATTCTTACGCCAGTTTATGCAGATGAAACCTTTCTTGCAGATAAAATCAATGATAGATTTGAATCACATTTTATTAAGGGGTTGGGAAGTAAGTTTGGAACTGGTGTCGGAACAGGATTTAAAGACAAATTAAAACAGATAGCAGGTATAATTCAAAAGAAAAGACAAACATATGCTAACCCGCTTGGGTTTCGTAGTATGACCGTAAATACTCAAGGAGACGCTGTTGTATTGACAAAGGTAAATATTAGTTTGTATACACAAAATGGCGCTGATAGGGAAATAAAATGTATTAATGTGGATTTACCAGATGCTAAGGTATTTAACAATGGTGCTCTTTTATTCCCAAAACCAAATTATGTGAACGATAATTTTGATGCTGTAGTTGATGCGTTATACCAAAGGTACATTTCTTATAAAGAGGCATTCACAACATTAGCCAAATCTCGTAATTAAATGTCTTGACTTTTTAATAAATTATATGTAATTTAACATATGATTAAATTGGTTCTTTCTAAACCTAACTGGTCCAAGTCTCATCCGTCAAATAACATAGTTCTTATGTATGATGTTATGGAACATAAGTTAGTTTACGCTAATCATTATGAAAATACATCAGGTCAAATAGATTACCCAGCAGACGAGGGTATGTTAATTGATGATTGGAAGGCTGGTTATGTCCATTCTTTTGCTGGTCGTCCACAATATTGTGCTGACATTCTAAACTATTGGTTACTGAACAAACCATTTGACCACATACAATGGGACAACTTTTACGACCAAGATGATTTTACATATTACTATCCATTAGATAAGATGATAGAACAATTGTGTGAGGAAGTTCCGAAGTATGATAAGATGTATGATTTTGAAAAATTACAAGGCTTTCACCATGACTTTGTAACTGCTTTCGGTGAGTTAGAATCAAATGGTATCGGAGTCAATACAGATTTCACAAAGATATTTGGTGACCACATGTTAAAGTACATTCATAAAAAGAAGATATATCAGAACTATAACTTCTTTACAACTACATCAAGACCATCTAACTCCATCCATAACCTTAACTTTGCTGCTCTTACACAAGAACAAAGAAAAGCATTCTCTCCACTTAACGATATTTTCGTAGAATTTGACTTTGAGTCGTATCATCCAAGATTGATTGCTAAACTAACTGATTATGACTTCGGTAACTCGTCAGTTTATGGTAAACTAGCAGATGATTTAGGTGTAACGGAGTCAGAAGCTAAGACAATAACATTTCAAAACCTATATGGTGGTGTCAGAAAAGAGATTGCTAAGATGAGTGAGTTCTTCAGAGGTGTAGAGGACTTGGTTAAAGTATTTTATGACGAATATATGACTCGGAATGGAATCTTAACACATATTTATAAACGACCAATGAAAAGAGACAATTTAGGTGACCTAAATGCTCAAAAGTTATTTAATTATTACATACAGGCGTATGAAACTGAACGGAATGTTACTATCTTAAATAAATTACACACATATTTATTAGAGAAGAAAACAAATATAGTTCATTACAACTACGATAGTTTTTTGTTTGACTATTCTAAGGAAGATGGTAAGGAAACAATACATGACATCCAAAAAATCTTACAAGAAGACGATTTTATTATACACAGTAAAGTCGGTAACACCTACGGAACATTAAAAGATTATGAGTTTTGATTTAGGAAAACTTTTTGTAGAGTGGAGACGAATCGTTCCCACTGGTATACCAAATCCTGGTAATGCCTATCACCTCGTTCTGTTGAAGGAGATTTGTATAGCAAAAGGTATGGACAAACAAGTGGTGGATAATGTTATCTTGGCATTAGAAAAGAATGAAATCGATCCTGATACAAAAATAACATATAAAGTAGGTGACAAAGAACAAGAAACCACATATGATAAAGCTATCAAAAGAGATAAAGATAGTGAGGCATACAAAGCTGCTAAAGCATTGCAAGATAAAGGAAGTGGTGAGAAAAAAGGTGAAGAAGATTCAACAGATATATCAGGTCCTGAATTAGGTGATACCGAAAAATATTTAGGAAGTGATGACGAGAACGATATCGATGATAGTGATACTGATACACAATCTCAAGAAAAGGATAATCCACAATCCAAGAGAGAAGATACGATAAATAAAGTCCTTGATTTATTCGTTCCAGCAGATGACCAACAGACAGGAGCTGGTAGATTTGCTATGACACAAGAGGATGTAGATGATTATAAAGCTTGGTTGAAACTAACACCAGAGGAGAGAGAGACTAAACAGAGAGAAATAGTTGAAAAACAAAAAGAAAAAATTGGAGAAGTTACTGAAACCGACATAGATGATTTTGAGTCAAGGTTGTTGGAAAAGTTAGGAAAAGAAAAGTTTAAAGCCTTAATGGCATCCATAAGAAAAAAAGGTGATCCTCCTGCTAAATATCTAAAGGGTAAATATCCTGAAGGACATCCCAAAGCAGGTCAAGGTATAGGAAGAGATAGAGAAAGACAAGTAATCAGACACTATCTTGAAACAGGTGGGGTAAATCCTATGAATGGTAAACCAGTTGCATTTAGTGAAGCTCAATTAGACCACATAACATCATTGGATAATGGTGGTGTTGATGGTGGTGAAAATTGGATGTGGATGGAAGCTAGAATAAATCAATTCAAAGGAAGTTTAACCGACACCGAAGTTGAATCTAAATTAATAGAGAGAGACTTAAAAACTGCTGATGAACTTGATAAAGAAACATCTGAAGCGGAATTGAAGAATTGGCAAACTGAGGCTGAGATTGCTTATTGGGAGACTAGGTTTGAGGGTAATAAAGTAGCTAGTCTTTCAGTAGAATCGATTGAAAATATGACTTCTGCTGAAAGGACAAACTTAGTAAAGGCTTGGAATAATTATGTTGGTGAGCGTGATCCAAGATACATAGCTAGATATGGTACAAGAAAGGCAGAGGTTGATGGTCAAATGTACCCGATAACTAGAGATGGTGCCATGAAACCAGACAAAAACAATCCAAATACTTGGGGAGTACAAAAACAACCAGATGGTAGTTTGAAAAAAACCGACATGTCATATGAGGAGGCACTAGCCGCTTACGAGGATGCTAGAGCTTCAGGTGGTGCAAAGATAGATGATAATACAATTAAAGAAGATATTATTAAGGCTTTGACTGGAGAACAATCTCCGTTTAAGGATGATGAGGGCAACTCAATTAGTATACCAACTAAATCAGAAGAAGATGCTATAGATGAAGAGTTAGAAGCTATTCAAGGAGAAAAAGAAGAAAGAAAGAGATACATAAAAAATTTACAGAAAGATATAAGAGCAAATCCACAATCTGCTGATAATCTTAAAAAACAAATTGAAAAAGATCCTGAGTATAAAAAATACAAAGAGGACATGAAAAAAGCTGCTGGAAAAGGTAAAGCGAAGAAACCAGATAATCCCGAAGAATATGCTAGATTGAAAAAAGAATATGAAGAATGGCGTTTAAGTAAGTGGAGAGGCTGGCAATCTTTAATAAAAAAGAAGAATTAAAATGAAAACACAACTGCTTTGTACATTCACAACACAACACAATCTTGAACAATCGATTCGTGACATCACGAAAAACTTCAAGGTCGTGTTTGAAAAGATTTATGTATTACAAAATGAGGACAAACCAAAGGAATTAATTTGTACCTACAATGTCAATCAAGAAGATAGTATAGATTTTAATGCTGTAAAGAATACAATATCTTTACATCGTAAGAAAATTACAAATACACTTTATACGATAAATGCCCTAAACGAACTGATAAAGTTAATAAACAACGGAGTGTTAGACACTAACTATCAGGTCGAATGGGACACATATAAGAACATGATTCTGATATCGAATAAAGAAGGTTTACAGAAAATACCAACAAGGATATTAAAGATAATCGAGTTATAATGGCTTCACCAATATATTTTTTCACCAGAAGTGGATGTGTCTGGTGTCAGAAAATGAAACCATCAATAGACCAAATAAACGAAACTCTGAATGATGAACAGAAGATTCAGATTTGTTCTATCGATGAAGAAAAATTTAAAGTAACATATGATAGCGTAGTTCGTATGAACAAGCTACAGAATGTCGTTCCACTTATGTATAACTCAAACATAGGGACAACTCTTTTGGGTTATAAGGACAAGAAGGATATTCAGAAGTTCTTACGAGCAGAACCAATAAGTACCAAACAACCATTAACACCACTTCCACATTTAGATATTGAAAAAAGTTCAGGAAAAGACTTTGACAATTGGAAAAAAAGTGTTATATTATGGTATAAGGAAAATGAAAATCATCTTCCTACAAATGTAATAGATAAAGATAGAATGATAGATATGGTTTACAAACAATGGATGGCATATAGAACTAAACCTACTACTGTAGAGAGTAGGTTAGATGCCTTAGAATACAAGGTAGACCAAATTCTTAAAAAAATGTCTTGACTTTTTCATTAAATCTTTGTATATTATATAAATTGGTTATCTACAAATTTTACTTTAGTAATATTTATAGGTGTAACAATAATAATAATAACATAAACTAGGAGAATAAAATGGACTTAGATGCTATAAAAAGCCGTCTCAATCAGTTACAGAACACACAAACAAATGCGTTTTGGAAACCTCAACCAGGAAAATCACAAGTAAGGATAGTGCCTTATAAGCACGATAAATCAAATCCTTTTAGTGAACTTTTCTTTCACTATAGTTTAGTACCAAATAAGACTGTGGTATCACCACTATCTTTTGGTCGTCCTGATCCTGTTCAACAATTTGCTGACAAGTTGAAATCAACTGGCAATAAAGATGAGTGGATTCAAGGTAAAAGAATCGAACCAAAGATGAGAACTTTCGTTCCTGTCATTGTTCGTGGTGAAGAATCTGAAGGTGTTAAGTTTTGGGGATTTGGTAAAACTGTTTATCAAGAACTTCTTGGTATAATTGCTGATCCTGATTATGGTGATATATCCGATTCATTAACAGGTCGTGATATCGTTGTCGAAAGACAAACACCTGCCGAAGCTGGTAACCAATATGGTAAGACAACTATTCGTGTCAAACCAAATGTTACTGCACTTTCTGAAGATTCAGACCAACTTCAAAGGCTGTTAGATGAACAACCAAATCTTACAGAGTTGTATAATGAACCAACTTATGATGAGTTAAAAGAACATCTTTCAGGCTTTCTGAATCCATCAGATTCTACTGAAGAAACAACAGAGAAAGAACCAGAAATGGTTGCTTCTGAAGGTTCTTCAAATGTAGAAGACGATTTCGATAAGTTATTTAATTCATAAGCCGTACGGTGGGGTGAGCTGGTTTCCTCCTTTTCCGGCTCACCCTCTTTTTAGGAGAAATAAATGTCTAATAGAGATGAATTAGCGGATATAATTGCGGGTGAACTGAACAAACAATTCAAGTCAAATCAAGTTGCTTACTTCTTGGATG